ATATCGGTCGATAGATTTACGTTGGTCAATCGAACCCATAACAACGATGCATCCTCTGGGATTCGTATGCCCATCACGATCCATAAAAATGGCGTAGTCGGTTGTATAAAAACCACAATAATCGTCAGTTGAATGACCAAGTTTAAATTTGATCCCAATTTGTTCTCTGTATCTCTCAATTTCTATATAGTGGGGTTCCCTATCTCTTGCTCTGGTTAAATCAAAATCCCAGTCTCTGGGAGTCGTCATAGTTATACCTCCGTACAAAACGCATCGTTTACAATCTCAATATAACGGCGCATCATTTTGTATTGTCTACGATACCGGATATGGCTGTCCCACCAATTCATTGCGCTTACGATTTTACTCATGACCCGAGTGGTGTCGATAATTGCTGCGGAAAATGCGGAATACGTGATAATCGGATACCCCAAGTCAATATACTTTTCAATATCCTCAAAGTCACAATTCCTATCAATTCGGCAATTCCGCATACGCTGAATATCCAGATGGTACAATGGGCGTCCAAGTTCTGCAATTGACGTCACCAATTCGGAATCCAGATAAGTAGGCTTTGACGGTGATAAGTACCGAAGTTCGCTCAGTGTCAGTTTTCGTCTACGAACCTGTAAGGTATTTATATCTTCCGGCTCACCTGAACGCATTCCTTCATACAACATCGCTACGATACCAGATATGTAGCGGTCAATGATAACACTGCCTGCCTTTGATGCCAGTATAATAACACCCGGGTGCGCTCCAGAACCAATGCATCTGTCCACGGATGTTAAAATGGCACAGTACCCGGTCTGGGTATCCAACATCAGATTGTATTTGTCTGCAAGTTCCAACAAACGGCTCTGAATCTCTTCTTTTGTCAGTGTATTCATCCACTGTTTGTTGACAATATCCTCTTCGTCGAGTTTGCTGTGTTTCTCTTTCCACTCAGAGAGCATCTGCTTTAAATCATCCAGATTTCCATAAACCCACTCAGTAACCACGTCCTGCATATTTATAAAATCGGGTCCAAGTCCCGTCTCATTCATTTTGGCAAGTATTATTTCTGTAGCATCGGTCTCTGTGTTTGATTCAGTTACCGGTTCTAACTTTATTGTTTTTCGTTCTTCCTCTTCTTCCAAATGGTTTCTTACTGCACCCATGGCAGAGTTTGTTTCTTTCTGTACCATAATTACCAATCCTCCTTTTGAAATAATCGGAGTGTAACTATTTTTGTTACACTCCGATATTGTTTTAGGTGAATAATGCTAAGAATTTCTGAATGGACCTCTTCACGGTTTCTGCGACATCCGGGTCCATTTCTCCTTTGATTAACTGCGTAAACGCAACCTGCACACTGGCGTGGAACAACTGGTCTTCTGAATTCGGTAAGCTCATACCCAAGCTACGGATGATGAAGAAGACCGTAAAGCCTTCCATTCCAGCCGGATAATCACCCTGCGGAAGTACCCGATACTCCAAACTCTCATGCGGGTCATCAGATAATAACGGGAACAAATCGAACCCAATCTTTGCAGTCTTCAATTTCCGTGCATAACGTTCTCCGATTTCTCTTAATCGAGCGCTGTCATGGAAATCTGATAATGCATGTTCTTTTATCTTCGGAGAACGGTTCATCAAGTCAACCATATTCTCCAGTGTATAGCCACTTCGGATAGCATACGCTTTCTTACGCTTTATCCGCTTTGCACGAGATACCTGCGCAGTATCATCGTCTGCGGGTTCCGACTCTTTAAACAGGTATTCGGTATACGCCAGAATGTTGTCTTTCATCGGATTTAATGCCTGTGCAATGTTGTCTTCAAACTCTGCGGTTGTCTGATTCATAGCTTCAAGCTCTTTGTCAATTTTTGCTATGTATTCATCGTTCTGCTTGAAGTAAAGCAAAAGTCCTCGCTTAAAGTCGTATTCTTCTGTCTTGTTTTTCACTGCCGGTCCAGAAGATAACTCCAGCACTTCATGTGTATCCGGGTTCTCAAAGAACTCGTCGATACGTGCCTGTACCCTTGCATCGGTTAAGCTTCCCTTTACATATCTGGTCAGTTCATCCAGTGTAAAGTTGTCCAGATGCATCTGGATAATATCCTCAGACTTCGGCTGCGTATCGTCGGTAATGTTTACCACCTGCGGCTCCTTGAACGAGGTTTTTACCAGATTCTCTTTCTGTTCGTTTACCGTAATCTTTTCTCTACTGAGCGAGTTTAATCTCGCACTGATATCCAGAGCTCTCTGGGTCTCTTCAAAGTCTTTCCCAGAGAAATCATACGGCTCTTTCTTAGCCGGTTCTGTTTCTGCTGTCTCTGTATCAGAATCAGCAGATTCGCTTTCAGCCTCAGGTGTAGCTTCTTCTTCGGGTGTTGCCACTTCTTCCGACTGTGTCTCTGTTTCTGTAGGAGTTTCTTCTGCCACCTCAGTCTGATTGTTTATAAATTGCTCACGAAGAGCCTGCTGTTCGGTGTTTGTTCCACCTACAACTGTAACACTAGCGCCCATAAGTCCGCCCTCCTTAATTTCTTTTTATGTAGTTGCCAAATAAGTCCGAATAGAACTCCGAAGTTCCATCGAAATGTTATCGGCGTATGTTCCAACTTCTCCACGAATGTATTCGTTAAAGAAGTCTCCGCAAAGCATCCCATCGTTAAAGTATCCGATGACACTTGCGGTATAAAAGTCTCCGTCATCAATGACGTCTAAGAACTCTTCGGAAGTAATTCCGGCACCCGATGCGATGAACTGAATCACCTCATCCAGATTGGAGAGAATGGGAACGTTATCTTTGGCAATGTTCTTCTTTCGATTTGCCATTGTGGTGATATCACCACTTCTTGCGTTCAACCCCATATGCTCTGCAATTTCTTTCTTATGGATGTCGATGTACTTCTTAAAGAACTCAATCGTATTTTCGCGTTTTTCAATCACGAAAAAGTTGTAAAGAGCTTCCAGAATATCCAAGGAATCCAAGGAATCTTCGTCCAGATTGTTGTACCCCAAATGATATTGGTTTATAATCGCATGAATCAGGGAATTTGCCCAGTCAACCATTTCCGAACGAATCCCCCTTGCAGCGTCGTCTTCTGCATGTTCGTTAATCGCTTTAAACTTCGCAAGCACGGTTTCTAAGAAATCTCTTCTGGAATTACCTTCCCGAATCTGGTCTAAGATAGAGCTTTCCATGACTTCCAACGACAGAGAGTCCAACAGCATATCTGCGGTCTGTGTTGAAATGTCTTCTACCGATAAGTCTTCCACGTACTGCTCCATTACAGTATCCTCCTTACTATGATAATAATAATTTATATCATTTGTGAGAATTGTAACTATTTTCTATACCCAAGATTTATCATCCGATTCAATCATAGAATGTCTCGGACTTCCATACGGGGTATAACCTTCGTTTTCCTTTGACCGTTTGCGATTCATCCTTGCCCATCGTTCTTGTAAGTTATTCCGCTGACTCTCGTTTTCCAGTTTCGGAATCTTCTTGGCTCCATATTCCGGGTCAACCTTACTGATATCTCCAATAATAGAACCAACGTCGTTGTTTGCAATGGTCTCTAACGTTGAACTTTTCTTTTCTTTGTAAGCAGCTTCCATACGGTCTCGTACCATGGTCTCATAGAAAGAAACCATGGAAGGGAATTGTGCACGAATTAACGGATTCTTGTAGAGCTCTTCCAGATTCTCGAATTCTTCATCCTCAATCATATCATTGGGAAGTTCACCCTTCTTAAATCCATAGCGCTCCAGTTTCTCTCCATAATAGTACGTGTACATTGCAATACACCATGACATTACGCAATCATCATGTTTATCATCTGCGGCTTTGATGATATCATTCTTAATCACCAAATCTTTGATATCCTGTACCAAGTTCTCAGATGTTAAAACATCCTTTCTAAACTTCACAGAATCCACCAGAATACTCATCATCATACGACGAGTGGTAGAGGTTGTATGTACACCGGAGTATTTCCGTCGCATCAATGTATCCTTTAAGAATCCTACGTTATCGTATTCATCCATGGTAAGTAAGGTTTCCATAGAGGCTTTAGAAGAAGCATATAAACGTTCCTTAATCCAAGACTCTTTAAAATAATCAATGAGCGTGATACCATTTCGGTTACTCTCCACGCAGATGATTGCTTTTGGTATCCATTTTGTAAGCATGTATTCCAAGAGTTCTCGACATCCTTGTGGTGACATATAAGGACTCTTAAATTCAATTACCGTTTTAAATGTATACGGGTCAATAACTGTAATCGCATAGTTATCAGAGCCTGTACCATCGGACGGGTCAAGTCCAAGGAAATAAACACGACTCTTTCGTAGCTCTGTTTGAGGAACATAGAACTTGATTTCGTATAGCCCACCTCGACCAAACTTTACCACTTCTACGGGTTTCTGTTGGTTCTCGTCAAGTTCTGTGATATCTTCCTCACTAAACGGAGATTGACTATTACCAGCGAATCTCTGTAATAGAATCTCTCGTCGGATTTTCGGGATGTTATTACCAACGGTTGAGCAGATGCGGATAAACCATGCCTCACCAAGACCCAACTGTTTATAATTGTATTCGATATAGACGATACGATAGTTTGACTTTTTTACAACGTATCGTTTCAGTTCCAATGGCTCTACATCATAGAACTTTTCGTCCCATGTCACTGCTTTTTTTAGTAGTTTCATTGCAGAACCACATTTCTTTTCGTTTGATAAGTCACCCGGTGTCGTTGCAAACATACGGCAAGAATGCATTCCGTTTATCAGGGCATTGTAAGACGCCGTATTAAATGCAGGACCGGATACCTGAACGGTAGTCTCAATACAAGTGGTGAACTCTGCCTCATCATAGAACTCGAAGTTGTGAGAATCACCACGACCCAACTCTTCTGCGGTCTCTTCTGAGATGGCACAGTTCATAACGTCTGCGGTATTACCAGTGACAGGTTCGTAGTAACGTTTGATGTTGTTGACTTTACGCACCAACCGTCCAGATGCATCGTACATCTGCGTACCCATGTTTGCCATGTATCTCGGTAACAAACCGAGATACGTCTTCATACGTTTCAAATTAGCCTTGCTGTTCTTTTCTTTATTTGCATAGAACGCAAAGCCACCATTGGTGATACCAAACTTAAACGCCCAAGACAAGAACGCACATAATCCAACGGACTTTCCCGTCTGACGTGGCTTGATGAGATAAAAGTTGATATCATTGATAAAGCAATAAGCAGATGCTAAAGTTGCACGGTCTAATTCAAAGGGAACCACACCCGTACCCTGTTGTGGAATTCGTACTACTTCACGTAGATAATAGAAGAAGTTTAACTGACACTCCTGTATTACCATCATCGCAACTTCGGGTGAAATGTTTGGGTCATGAGGGTTCACCCCTTGTAACCGTGGATTTAATAGTAATAGAAAGAACTCATTGTTACGAACCCCTAACATCTTCAACTGTTCGTGTACTCGTAAGAATGATGTATTCGACGTATGGTGGTCGTAAATCGGGTTCATTGCCCGGTATCCAGTGTATAATGAACCATTACCAGTAGAGTTTTCGACAGGAACACCTGATGGAGCCACTTTATCTGGGCTTCCATCAAGTATTCTTTTTACTGCACTATCAGTTAATTTAGGTGCTTCACCGATTAATGTGTTCTCTTGAAACGATGAGTCTTCCTCAACTGTTTGTTGCGGAGTTTCTTCCAGACCTCTTTTTCGTAGACCATAAGTAATTAAGTCGTCCAAAGAGGTCTCTCGACTTCGTTCCTCTTCGGTTTTTAACTCCTCCGGCTTTCGGGGACGCTCAATATGCATTGGACGTATTTTTGTAAACGGTCGACAAACCATCTACTTATCCTTCGTATCCAGCCGGATACTTTACAAAGACTCCATACTTATCCCCCGTTGACGTAACGTCTTTTGAAAGTATCTTCGTTCGCATCTTATTTAACCGCTCCAGACGGTCATCTTTTACGATATCCGGGATATCTTTCTTTGCGTTCTTTGCACGTTTTGCATTTTCTGCACCAACTGCCTCGATGTAGTCATACAGTTTGTGAATCATATACATCTTATCTTCCGGTGTTTTGATATCATCAATCTGCACTTCTAAGATATCCAAATCTCTGGAACTTACCTTTGCCGCTTCCATAGTTGCCATCATTGCAGCGCTTTCCTGTTTCGCATACTCTCGATTGTATGCATTCTCCAACGTTGCCTTCGCAGACATCGTTGTATATCGGTCAGATTCCGGGTCGTAACCCATCAGATTGTGCCCAATGAAGGACATCAACCGCTTCTGGAAGACATTCCCATTGGGTGCATTGTACTGCGACTGGATTTGTCGGTTCAATAAATCCCTGCGCCCACGTAACATTTCCACGGACTCTCTGGATAACTCGATACCAACTTCCTGCTCCTTGTCAAATGTATTTGCATCGATGACCAACTTCGAGCCTTCCGGGTCGTTTAACAAATGGTCATTCATATAAGAAACCAATGCACCTTTATATTCATCCGGGACATAGGAATCTGCCGCCATCTCACATGCCTTCTGGTCATTGCGGTCTTTTACAACAATGAAGAACTGCAAGGTGTGTGTATACATCGGAAGTAAAATGGAACGAATAACCTTACTGTTGGATAACATCATCTTCTCCAACATTGAGAAATCCAAAGACTTCAGCTTGTAGTTGCTAATTAAGCGAATCGGACTCTCGGTCATTACATGTCCAATCTCATGGCAGAGTAATGCCACAAACTGGGCACCATCGGTGACACAAAGCCGGTTCCCTTTGGTAAGTACCCGGGTATCAATCTCAATATGCCACTCTTTAATCTCTGCCCACTTCTTCACAAACTCTGCGTTGGAAGAACGAGGGTCGGACATAATCTCGGTTAATTCATCGGTCTTTTTGTATAATTCACTGATGTCCGGTGTAATGGACATGATAAACGGAGTCCGCGCATTGTCGTTCCACGTAATCGTTACTTTCTTCGTCGGAAGTAACGCAGACGGAATCACACGATTCAACGCAGCGTTTACCCCAACGGCTGATTTCGGGTTTGTCTGTTTGCTATTCAGATAAGAGTTGACTTCTTTTTCAATGATTGCAAGTTGTGCCAACTCAGACTTTGAGAATGAACTCATAGCGGGACAACCTCCTTTCTATTTCTGCATTAGTATTTAGAGTTGTGTGGAATACGGGTGTTTTATTTCGTTTTGAAGAAATTCTGTATTAAGAATCTTTGAAATTGATATTAAGACTGTAATCACATAAGAAACCATATGAAAGTACATTCGATAGCATACCAAAGACAAAGATAACCAAAAACACAATTCGTACAACAATCTATCTCTACAGATAACGAATACGAATCTTGTGTCTTTCTTATCTTTGTCTTTGGTGGTTTGTATGCGGGGGCGAAAGCCCCCAATTGGATTTTTTGTACTGCCAGATGGAACGCGGCAATCAGAGGATCACCACGTTCCAAAAGGATAGTATCTGCTAGTGCACAGCCTGCGTCTCTACCAAGGGAATATATAGCTGATGCACATGACGAAAGTTTTGCTACGGCGTATGAGAAATCTCGCGCAAATGTGGCAAGCGACCCGGTTACGTTTGAGAGGAATCTTAACTTCCTTATGAACGCTCTGGGATAGTTCGTCAACAGGCGGATTTTATCCAAAGAACAAAATAAGGGTTGCCGGAATCCCGATTCCAATCTGCAACCCTTATTTTTTGTATCACCCCAGTATGCACGCCGAGCTGCTGATCACTCGATAACACGAGAACTCTCGTACAACCGTAGCGACTTCCTCTGGATTTTTTATCCAGATTATGATTTTGTTATGTTCAAATTTATAATTTATACAATAAGAAAAAGGCTGTGGGAAAACTCTCACAGCCTTTAATTCTTTTCCTGCGCAAGATACAGATTAAGCAGTTACCTGTGCGGTGTCTGCTGCACTTGCATCCGTTGCATCTGCATCCGTTACGGTTGCAGATGTTGCTTCTCCCTCGTATCCATAACCGGTGATCTTCAACTGGAATGACAGCGGCACGTATGACATCGTAAAGAAGGTCGCTACGCACATGATATTCGGGTTGTTCGGCATCTCACGTACTCTGTGATCACGGTCGAAATACATAGCTCTCTTGAAGTGCTTCCAAGATAAGAAGTTCTGCTCATTCACAGGGAAGCCCAGACCTCTCAGTCCATCTTCCTCACGGAACTTGATAGAGGTAATAATACGCATTGCGTTTCCGTCCTGCGTTGTAATACCCATATTGTAGTCGGAGCGGATGCCGCCCATGATGGTATCACCATTCTTAACTGTCCAATCTACGTTGTCACCAACGAAGAGTGAAGCGATGTTGGGATGGCAATAAGCAACCAGTCTAAACGGCTCGTTCCGGCAGGTGTTTCTCATTTCACGAATAATGCCGTTCAGCTCGTTGGAAATCTTATCCTGAGCAAATACGGCTCTCTTCATGAACGGGTTGGTCTGCTCGTACTTGATATTTACAGATCTGGTGACGAATACACGTCCCTTGAAGTGCTCGAAAGGATGTGTCGTTACGTTACGCCACTTCTCAGTCTCGTCACGAACGGTCTGAACCACGGAGGTATCCTCCAGATTGCTGTAAATCTCAGTCATACGGTTGATACCAAATGCGATGATATCAATGGATGCGGTCTCGTTGTAGAGACGCATATCCTCAACCGTGATGGGCATGTTTGCACGATAGCCCTCAGGAATGGGGTGCTGCCAGCTCTCATACTCATCGTTGAATGAGATGTATTCGGAGTTGTTCTTGTTGGACAGGTTACCACCGAAACGTACCTGTTTTACAATGCCGTGCATAGACACAACATTGACGCGGCTGGTGTAGGGGTCGTAAGTAGCCATAATGGTGTCCTCAGCGTACCGCTCCAGATTTCCGTTCGCATCCTTTACCGGGAAACGAACCTTTCCGCCCAACTGGTTCTTCGGGCTGATTGCTGTGGTGTCCAGATAATGCTGTAAACCACTCAGCTCAACCATGTAGGTCTCACCCGCTGCATTTGTAACTTCTGCACGAGCACCCTCAATACTGATGTTAATATCCAGTGCGTCACCAATTTCGCGAACGCCACCAGACTCACCAAGCAGGTCAAGATCTTCCACCATGAACTTGTCACTGGTGAAATCATAACCAACCTCTGCACCATCTACGATTTCCGTAAAGGTTGCGGCAGACAGGTCGTCGTTTGTCTGAACTGCTGACTCCGGGTACCATGTATCAGTAACTCTCTTGCCCTTTGCGGACGCGAGAATAGAAGCGGTCTCCTCATAGTTGTTGTACACATCGGGCTCCAGATGGCGCTGACCGTCTTTTGTCACGATGTATTTGTACTGCTGCTTAATCCGGATGAAATGCTGCTTCGGTACAATGTACGGAACCAAATCCTTAGCGATTAACGGTAAGTAAGAACGGATAATCGCAAAAGGCAGGAAAGCATCATACGGTGTAAGCTCGCTAATTCCTCTCTGATTTGCGTTTGCGACACGCATATCAGTTGCAGAGTTCTCCAGAAGACGCTGCAAATTGCCCCTGTGCAGGTCACTCATGCCAACTGCTTCGAGTGCTTCGTCTTCATCTTCAGTCATGCTCTCAAGGAAAACAGTAGCGTGGTCTTCATAAGCGTTGTCGCCAAACTTCTGTAAGGCTTCTGAGTTGTTCACGGACTCCATTGCAAGAGCAACAGTTGTGTCCGAGAATTCCTTGGCATATAAAGACATAGGGTCTCTGAGAATATCAGCATAACCACTAAGTTTACCAACAAAAGATTCCATGCTGGCAACTAAGTCCTCAGGGGTTTCGCGCTTGTACATCGCGAGCCTCTGTTGCTTACTCATTGTAGCCATGACTCATTATTCCTCCTTTTTGACTTTTTTGTTTTCCGCATCACCACCACCAACCTTTACTGCCGTTTCAAACAGTTGCAGGTTCATGCGCAATGCGTTCATGAGAATATTATAATAGTAAAGATTAAATGCATAGTCACTATCATTGAATTGGAACTGGATGAATTTTTCAATGAAAAGTTTTATGCTCTGGAGATTTTTTACCACCTTCGCCATGATGCTATTCGCATCCGACGTTGGCAATACAACTCCATTCACAGTGTCCAATACATCGACAACTGTCTCATGCATGGACAAAAAACTGTTTAACAGGAAATAATTCTTTATTTCTTTGTTGTTATAGCGTTTATCATTTTCACTATTTTCGCCTTCTGAGGAGTCATCAGTAGAATCATCACCAGAATCTTCTCCCGATGTATCATCCCCGGTATCATTCACAGTATCATCGGTGGTATCATCATCTCCTGTGTCATCCCCAGTATCTGTATCGTTACCGGTGTCTTCCCCCGTGTCATCACCAGTGTCTCCTTCATCTCCGCCTTCTTCGGGTTCGTCCTCTCCCGCTCCCTCGGCTCCTTGGTCGTCCGCCATTGCAGTATAATCCGTAGCGGTGTCGTCACCACCATCATCGGCATCCCCAGTATCATCCGGGGTGTCACCACCGTCATCTCCTGCATCGTCTCCCGCGTCGGCATCATCACCACCGTCAGTGTTATCATCGTCTCCCGTGTCATCCCCAGTGTCATCCGGTTCGGGGTCGTCGTCTTCTGCGCCTTGGTCATCCGCCATCTTTGTATAATCAGTTGCTGTTTCATCATCGTCATCATCATCGTCTGCTTCCATAACTGGATTCAGATTCAACTGACGGATAACATCCTTGGATTCAAAGAACTGAATACATTCAGTTTGATTGGATGCGATTTCTGCCAACGTATTGTATGCCTGACTGGTGAGATTCTCGATACTTTCAGGGTCTAACTTCTTTGCGTCCTCTGCATCGTATTCCCCATCTGCCAGATACTGAATCAACATCCGAGTTAGTCTCTTCATTGTATCATAGACTTTGAACCTCTCCTCGGGAGTTGATTCCTCGTCGTTGATTTTCCGCATACATTCATTTCCAGCACATGCAAAGACGTTGAGATTAAACGTTTCAGCGATGGGTTGATAATACTTCTTAAACCGGTTCTTATCACCAACATTGATATCCTTAATATGAAACTTCCGGATTTTCTTATTGATGTTACGAGCCAGCTCTTTCTCCTCATCTTTGGATGCATAATTAAAGAACCGGATTGCAGACCGAACGTGTTTCTCATCCGGCATCGGATAAGCTTTTCGTTCCGGTAATCCATACGTGGAATCCGGATACTTCTGCTCCATAACTGCACCCATGTGTTCAAAGACGGATTCTTCGGTACCAACGGATAACTCCGGGATTGAGATATCGTTGGAATCAAAGTCTTTATTATGGGTTGCAAGAAACTCCCCAATATCATCACCCGGATGTAACTCTCCGTTATCAATCGCAGTCTGAAGGAAGTTTCGTACCGTATCTTCGGTCTGGTAGTTGTGGATTAAGAGCGGTTTGTATTCACTCTCGTTTGGATGAACGATATCGGAATCGTCATCCATCACTTCAACGGATTCCTTCAAATCCATCAAAGATAACTGATAAGTATCAACCTTCTTAGGAGTTACTCCAGAATCTCGGAACGTGTATTCCTTCAGTGCCGGGTCGTTTCCAATACCAATATCCAAACCGGTCGGGTCAATGGTATAAACATAAAACTTCACTTTCACGTTTAATAAGTCCTTATATTGTAAGAACTCGAAACAACTACGACGCATAACCAGATGTCCAACAACGAACTCTACTTGCGCTTTCTCTTCGTCTATCTCTCCATCTTTGGAATCTTGAATCATTTTAGTGAACGCCCGAGCCGCTGCAAACATTTTCGCAAAGTCATAGTCTGTAAAACAAAACGTTGACCAACCCGGCTCCTGAAAGGCATTTCCCAAGTCCAGACTCATAGGTTTGAATTGGTCAATCTCATAGGTGGAACCGTGGTATAGTAAATCTCCCGGCACTAAGATGGGAGATTCATTTGTCAGGCTTTCGTTGATAACATCCAACCGAGAGAGTCTTAAAACAGCCTTTATCTCGTCGGATATAAATTGCGAACGAAGCAATGCTTCAACGTGTTCTTTCCGCAGATACTTCGCCACAGTTTTGATATCGTGAAACTTTCCGTTGTTTGCCATATCATCATCCAAGTCTTTCTCTGCAACTTTGGACTTATCGTACGGACCGTCGTAAATACCAACGAATACTTCGGAAACACTTCCAACGTATTCTATTGGCATATCCCCACCTTTCAGCAAGAACCCCGGCTCATACAAATCGTAATAGGTAATACCGGTGTTGTATACCAGTGTTACCTGTACCAATGCCTCTTCGTTTGTCTCAGCGATTGCCTGCTCCAAATGAGAAGAGTCAGAGTCTATGGAACCACCGGGAATTGCATACATATGCGTTCGTTTATCCGGTGGCGTTTTGTCTATATCGTCTTTCAACCGTAAGTAGATGCTGTCTTCTTTGATAACAAGCATTTCTACTCTCGGTCGATAAGGGTCTTTTCCAAGCCAATGAATCGGGTGATAGATGCCTTTATAAATAAAGGAAGAATCCCCAACCCGAATTGGCTTATTACCATCAGGGACTTTCATTTTGAAAGACCTCCTTTCTGTATTCGTTATTAACCTTAATTGCTTGTGGAAAACAACGATTTTCAATGAAAGGACAGACAATACTATAACCCTAAATTAAGGAGGTATATGAATTATGGGTGAATTGGTACTTAAGAAAGACGATTATATCCGTTATCGTCAAACTAATTCTCTTAATGAGAATCCGGACATCATGAAGGATTTCGATTTCATGAGACATAACGAAGAAGCATATTTTGAGTATACCGGTGTTATCCGTGTAACACGTCCCGGAAATCCCCACTCTTCTGTTGTGAGTGCGGATATACCAATGTCAGACGGTAGTATCTGTAGACTCAGGGACGATATCGAGGATATTAAATGGAAGGGATTCACCGCTACTAAAGTCCGTGATTTGGTAAAATGTGGACAGTATTTTGAGATGAACGCAACCATGGTTTGTATGTACATCAGATACCCGGGTTCATCGGAATCAACCGCAAGATTCTTGGTTGTAAAAGACGCAGAACTGATTTAACATGAAAATCATCAGATGGGAAATTTAGCTCTCATCTGATGATTTCTGCATTGCGGCTAAAATACTTATATATTAAACCTCTATGAAGCAATAGAAAACCATTAACAAAGGAGGTCTTAATTATGAGACTCAGAAGAACCATAAAATACATCAGAGTGTTTTGTAAGGCGTTCGTGGCATTTGCTGAAGCACGCGGATTCAGCAAAGAGGACGATGAAGCACTCAAGGTTGAGGCTCGTTTGTATATCGACGAGATGAAAACACCGGAACAGCCGGATGAGGTCGTGCACATTGGGGACGATGAACTCTATGTTCGATTTAATCCTTACGTGCATTTATTTGACGGTATACCCGGTACTGTCGCCGCTGTGCACCCGACATACGAGTCTGGTCACTACTGGGTGTTTGTTGACGCAATTTTCCGGAAGTTGTCTCCGGAAGGGCAACAGACAATGCTTGCACATGAGCTTGGTCATTTGAAGCTCAAACATCGTGTACCACTTAACTATTCGCAACAACGAGTTACTGCCGCAAAGCAGGGGCTCGTGATGATGCCTGAGTATGAGGCTGATTCATATGCGGCTACTTGCATTGGTACCGCAGCAGTAATTGGTGGATTGACAGAAATGGGCAACCGCCTACATGGAGTTGGAAAGAAAGAAGTCCAGCTCCGCATAAACTTACTCACTGAGAACTTATCAACCAAATAAACCAGAGGGAGGTAACAACCATGACAGTTACATCAAGCGTAAATGAAGCAGTGAAAATCATTAGAAACCAGATTCTTGTAGAAGGTTTCTTACCAACCACTCGGAATAATCTTCCAAGCGGAATTACTGATTTTTGGAATGGTATTAAAGGATTTAGTAAGTTCCACCAACTTACGAACCTGTACGTTGTCGATGAGGTTCCGGAAGTTCAGGGGACCTGTTGGGGTGGTGAGCCCATCGTTTTGGAACATGCCGGTTCATTGGCATTCTGGAATGACATTGAGGGATTCTTCATCTATGCGGCAACTCGTTCTACAAACGTAGTCGACCGCCGTACGACAGAGTGGGAAATCCCCGCTTCTGTAGAACTGAAACCGGAACGCACACAGGGTCGAAAGCCCGGTGAGTACATTGTCGGTGACGCATTCATTGACAAGAACTACGATGTGTACATTATTACGGATGGACCCGGAGTTGTGTATGCTTGTACTTGCGAAAAGTGTGGCAATATAGAATATGTCAACACGAGAGAATATGTTCCG